CTGGTGAACGTGGCCAAGAAGAGAGCCTTCCATCCGGTGCGCGAATATCTGAACAGCCTCCCGGACTGGGACGGCGAGCCGAGGATCGAGACGCTCCTGATCGACTACCTGGGAGCGGAGGACTCAGAGTACACCAGGGAAGTCACAAAGCGCTGGCTGATCGCTGCAGTGTCGAGAGCTCTGCGCCCTGGCTGCAAGTTCGACTACATCCCGGTGCTCTCAGGCCCGGGAGGGATAGGCAAGAGCACCCTGATCGCAAGACTGGGCGGCAAGTGGTTCAGCGACTCGCTCTCGTTCGAGGATATGAAGGACAAGACAGCCGCAGAGAAGATCCAGGGCATCTGGATCAATGAGATCTCAGAGCTGAAGGGCATGAGGAAGATGGAGGTGGAGAGCGTGAAGAGCTTCATCTCAAGAACCGAGGACCTATACCGGCCAAGCTACGGCAGACAGACCGAGCGCCATCCGAGGAACTGCGTCTTCATCGGCACCAGCAACGCGGATGACTATCTGAAGGACATCACCGGCAACAGACGCTTCTGGCCGGTGGACTGCTCAGGCGATCACCAGAAGAACGCCTGGGACCTTACCCCTGAAGCGGTAGCTCAGCTCTGGGCCGAGGTCATGTTCTACTATGACGCCCTGGATGACAAGAGCCTCGTGCTCGGCGCGGATCTTGCGAAGGTGGCCACCATGAAGCAGATCATGGCCCTGGAGCAGGACGAGCGCATGGGTCTCGTGGCAGAATACCTCGACAAGAAGCTCCCGGCAAACTGGAGCACGATGGACCTCACAGACAGACGCTTCTGGCTGGAGAGCGGGGAAGGCGAAGAGGGTGTCGAAGTGCGTGAGCTGGTCAGCGTCATGGAGATCTGGGCCGAGTGCTTCCGCATGACACCCGCTGCGAAGAAGAGGAACGACTCCGACGACATCGTCAGGATCCTCACGCAGCTGGGCTGGACCAGAGAGGGCAAAAAGACCCGCAGGCTGCCTATTTATGGCACGCAGGGCATGTACGAGAGGCCCGCGGAAAATACCAAAATCAAAAAATAGCTATTTTACAACGGGTTTGTAAATAGCGGCGCTGTTTTACAATAGCTGTTTTACGCATTTACCCAGTAAAATCAAGGCTTACGGCTATTTGTAAAACAGTAAACAGATACATTATGAGAATATTTAATTTTAAGGGTATTTATATATATAAAACACATATATAGGGATATATAGGAGAACTATTTACACTATTTTACACGGAGGACAACATGCTGGAAAAAGAAATCGAAAAAAAGCTGGTCGAAGGAGTTCACAAGATCGGCGGCCGCGCGTATAAGTTCGTGTCGCCTGGGAATGATGGCGTGCCGGATCGGATGGTGTGCCTGCCAGGTGGTTCGGTGATCTTTGCGGAATTAAAAACCGAAGTCGGCAAACTATCGAGCAGGCAAAAAGTCCAGATCAGAACGCTCCAAGCTCTCGGGCTTGAAGTCCGAGTTCTGTATGGCATGGCCGACGTGGAGGACTTCCTGAGGGAGGTCACGCATCAGGTCGAGAACTTCCAGCGCCTCGCAGGGAGGATCCGATGAAATACACACCACACAGCTATCAGGGAAGGGCGAAGGACTTCATCCTTGAGCATGAGGCCTGCGGGCTCTTCCTGGAGATGGGACTCGGCAAGACGGTCATCACACTGACAGCGATCGACGAGCTTCTGAACGACCGGTTCGAGGTCTCGAAGGTCTTAGTCATAGCACCGCTTCGAGTAGCCGAGGACACCTGGAGCAGGGAGTCCAAGAAGTGGGACCACCTGCAGCACTTAAAGATCGCGAAGATCTTAGGCGACGCGGCCACAAGGAAGGCTGCACTGAAGAAGAACGCGGACATCTATGTGATCAACCGCGAGAACGTGGTCTGGTTAGTGGAGCACCTGGAGGAGGAGCGGATCAAGTGGCCGTTCGACATGGTCGTGATCGACGAGCTCTCGAGCTTCAAGAGCAACCAGGCGAAAAGGTTCAAGGCCCTGAGGAAGATGAGGCCGATGATCGACCGCATCGTGGGTCTGACCGGAACACCGGCGGCGAACAGCCTGATGGATCTCTGGGCGGAGATGTATCTCCTGGACAGAGGCGAGAGACTGGGCCGTACTCTCACAGCCTACCGGGGCAACTGGTTCCGGCCGGGCTATGGTAACGGGTACGTCACCTACAAGTGGGAACCGAGACGCGGAGCACTGGAGCAGATCACGAAGAGGATCTCGGACATCACGGTCAGCATGAAGGCGGAGGACTACCTGACACTGCCGGACAAGATCGAGAACACCGTGGAGGTGCATCTGGATCCGAAGGCCGAGAAGGCCTACAAGGAGATGGAGCGGGAGAGCCTTCTGGAGATAGAGGGCGACGAGATCGCAGCCATGGACGCGGCGGCCGTCATGTCGAAGCTCCTGCAGCTTGCGAACGGCTTCGTCTACGACGCGAAGCACGACAGCCGGTTCATCCACAGCGCGAAGCTGGAAGCCCTGGAAGAGATCGTCGAGGCGGCGGACGGCAGTCCGGTCCTTGTGTTCTACAACTTCCAGGCGGACAAGGATGCGATCCTGGCAAAGTTCCACGAAGCGAGACTCCTGGAGAACGACTCCACCATCGAGGACTGGAACAAGGGCAAGATCAAAATGCTACTGGCGCATCCGGCCAGTGCCGGCTTCGGCCTGAACCTTCAGGACGGTGGCCACATCATGGCATGGTACGGACTGCCGTGGAGCCTTGAGCAATACCTCCAGGCAGTAGCAAGACTTCAGAGGCAGGGGCAGAAGTACCCGGTCATGGTCTACCACATCATCACGGCGGGAACCGTGGACGAGCAGGTGGCCAAGAGCCTGGCGAAGAAGGACATGACACAGAGCGCACTGATCGAGGTCTTAAAGGACCGGAAGCAGGGCTACAAGTAACAAGAAAAGGAGCGAGAACATGAAGAACACACTGACAGACCTGAACAACTACCTCTTCGAGCAACTGGAGAGGCTGAACGACGACGAGCTGACACCTGAAGAACTGGATCGGGAACTTCAGAAGACGGACTCCATCGTCAAGATCTCGGAGAAGATCATCGAGAACGGTGAGCTGGCCTTCAAGACCATGAAGCACCTGGACGACTACGGCTACCACACAGACAAGGCAGCAGGCACGATCCCGCCTATGCTTACGACGGGGGGGGACTGGTAAAAAATGATCTATAAATATCCGGACGAGATCGAGGACTTCGTGAGAGAGTGGTCCCCGAAGATGAGAGACCAGGAGCTGGCGGCCAAGGTCAACGAGACCTTCGGCACCGACTTCACACCCGGACGCATGAAGGCCTACAGAGGCAACCACGGCATCCGGAACTACAAGAAGCAGCTGTCCAAGGAGGAGTACTGGAAGTACCAGACAAAATATCCGCAGGGCATGTATGAATACATCCGCGACAACTCCTGGGGCGTGAGCTCCAAGGAGATGGCCGAGAGGGTCAAGGAGCTCTTCGGCTACGAGATGACACCCACCTGCATGAAGCAGTTCAGACAGAGGCACGGGATCAAGTCCGGCGTCACCGGATGGTACCAAAAAGGACATCCACCCGGAACCAAGGGCAAGACACTCGAGGAGATCTGCAAAAACGACCCGGAGAAGCTGGCGAGAGTCAGGGCGACACAGTTCAAGAAGGGCGACAGACCGGTGAACGAGATGCCAGTCGGGACGATCGTGGTCAGCTCTGACGGCTACAAGCTGAGGAAGAAGCGGATGGAGGGGACCATCTGGGAGAGGTGGGAGTTCTTACACCGGGCAGTCTGGGAAGAACACAACGGCCCTATACCTGAGGGCATGATGATCACCTTCAAGGACAGCAACAAGCTGAACTGCGACATCGACAACCTGATGATGATCACAAAGGGCGAGAACAGCGCCTTGACAAGATACGGCTACCGGTTCGAGGATCCGGATCTGACGGAAGCAGGTCTGGCAGTGGTAAGACTAAAGCAGGCGGCAGCCAAGAAGAGGAGGAAAACGACAAAATGAGGGTATATCTAAGCGGCCCGATCACGGGCGTGGAGAACTATCGCGACAACTTCAGAAACGCAGCGGAGCGACTACGAGCTGATGGCATCATGGACATCATCAACCCGGCGGAGCTCTGCGAGGTGCTTCCCCTGGAGTCAACAAGCTGGGAGGAGTATCTGAGCATAGACTTGCATCTGATCGACCTGGCCCAGTGCCTTGTGCTTCTTCCGGGATGGAGGGAGTCAAAAGGAGCCCAGCGTGAATATGGTTACGCGCTGGCGAAGGATCTGATGATCTGGGAGATGGACGAGTAGGAGGTGGGCCACGATGACGGACAAAGTGTACGAGTTTTTGAACGGGCCGAAGTTCACGGCTGAGCAAATACAAGCGAAAAAGAGAAAAAGGACGGAGAGGCTCCTGGCGATGGTTCCCGGGGCTATCCGTTACGACACGCCACGAGTCCAGTCATCTCCGAGTGACCGCATGAGCGAGATCATGGGAGAGGTCGACGAGCTTGATCAGGAGATCGAAGACCTCAGAGAGCTGCTTCGGCTAAGGAGGCAGGAAGTCGCAGATCTGTCCAGAAGGGAGCTGGACGAGCAGGCCTGCAGGGTGATCATCCTGAGATATATCGACGGCCTGCAGTGGCGGGATGTGGCTGCTGCCGTTCACAAGAGCGAGAGCACTGTCTTCCGGATCCATAAAGACGCGGCTGACATTTTTGAC